ATAAACGAGATAATTAATTGAATAATAACATTTTAACTAACTGAATCAAGTAGGTATTTCAACTACTGATTCGCATTGCTTATATACAGATACATTCAGTTTCATAACACGGAGTACAAGATTATTTTCGTACTATGTGTCTTATTATAATAGTTTAACAATTAAAGTGAAGTAAAAAGAATCACTTTTCGTATATTTGCATAAAGCATGTGAAGTTACATGCAACCGAACTTGTCGTGAATACATTCATTGCTCTTAATGTATGATTAAGAAGGTTGACGGTCTGCTTGCATGTAATGTTTTGCAGGCCGTTTTTATTAATTAAAACATTGTACAATGGATAGAAAACAACAGGTTTTGTTGAAATTGAAACCGAAAGTGAAGGCGTTCGGGTTCAATAAAAAAGAGGTGATGGGTATCGCTGCTAGAATTGCCGATAACCTAACCTCCACAGATGATGCCTCCGATGAGGACGTAAACGCAGAAATTGAAGCAGCTATTGATGCGGTTCTCCCCTACCTGCAAGTCAGCCAGTCTTTTGCAAATCGAGTAATCGAAGAAAACCGCAAAAAGAATGGCGATGACGAAACCGATGACGGCGATGATACATCATCGAACACTTCAAACAATCGTCAGACGGGTTCAAACAAAAATGATCCTCAGCAGAATAAAAGTAATGATGATGCTCCAGCATGGGCAAAGGGATTGCTTGACAAGGTTGATACACTTACCAATGAAATTTCGGTATTGAAAGGTGAAAAAGTCACTACATCAAGAAAATCCAAGCTCAACGAGTTGCTCAAAGATTCGGGTTCTTTCGGCAGTCGCATCCTGAAAAGTTTCGACCGCATGAAATTTGAAACCGAAGAGGAGTTTGACGAGTTTTATTCGGAAGTTGAGGAAGACCTGAAGAATTACAACCAAGAATGTGCAGATGCAGGTTTGTCTACATTGGCTAATCCGCCTGCCGCAAGTGGTAAAAGTTCGGGAAAACAAGATGAAGTGATTAGTGACGCTGAAATCAAAGCGTTGGCTGACACATTCTAAACATTAACAAAAAACTAAGTATTAAAAATGGGTGCAACAGCAAATTTAGCAAGTGAATTGCAGGTGATTACTTCTGGTCTTGATTCGGTTGTAATCAGACGATACGGTGCTGGTATCATTGGTGGTCGCACGCTTGATGTCAGTGGTTATCCATATGATGTAATTAAGGCTGGTCATGTTATTATCGCATCAGATGATGACGAAACACTATTCAAACCTATGCCGCTAAAAGCATCGAATTATGCTCAATATGATACATTGCCCGGTAGCCATCATTATGTAGGTGTATTGGTAAGAAGCGTTACAAAGGATGCTCCTTTAGCAGCAATCATGTACGATGGTGAAGTGAATGATAAAGCAAGTCCGTATTCAGTGGATGATATCAAAACTGCAATGAAGACGGAGTTGCCTGGATTAGTATTCATGCACGATTAAAAGAGGAGGTAAAAAATGGTACAATCACAATTTGTGGAGTACATCAGAAAAATCTTTCCGAGACTCCAGAATGTAGTAGATACAGTGAACGGCAAGCGGAACGGTGACAACAAACGCACCTATTTGCATAAATCTATGTTGAGAAAGGTTTATTCGGCAGACCAGAAATGGTCTAACGCTGCGGTAAACACTACTTATGTAGCAGCCGACATGGTGTCGATGAACTCGCCACTTCCGATTAAAAGCCGCGATGCCATTGCTCACGCCAATGGTTCTCTGCCGAAAATCGGTATGAAAAAAATCATGTTTGAATCGGATATCAATACCGTTAACATAATGAAAGCGCAAGGTGCGGAATGGACGAACATCGCGAATAAGCTGACTTCCGACCCGATTGCTTGCTCTGTCGGTATTGACGAACAGAATGAAGCGAACTTCCTGACCGGATTGTCTAATGGCATTGTAGCTGTGGAGGATGAAAACAATACCGGTACGGCTTTGCGTATCAATTTCGGCTATCTGCCTGAAAACTGTTTTGGTGTTGAGACGCAGAATGAGCTTACGCTTGATGACATTAAGCGTGTATTGGCTTATGCTGACAATAACGGCGACACAATCATCACTATCTGCATTGCATTGTCAACCTACAACAAGTTGCGTCAGACGCAAGGGGCAAAAGAACTGGTAGCCAATTATCGCGGTCAGACTTTTGACAGTAATACAAAGCTCCCTGTTCCGACAGCATCTTTGTTTGACGAAGCATTTGCGGATGATAACAACGGGGTTGCTTTCCTGAAAATTGACCGTTCAATCATCTCAGAGAAGAACGGCAAAAGGAAACCGTACAAGCCGTGGAACCAGAACAAGTTGATTTTCCTTACCACAGAAGAAGTCGGTGCTTTGGTGTGGGGAACGCTTGCGGAAAAGACAAATCCGGTAGAGGGTGTTGTTTATTCAACCGTTGATGAGTACAAACTCATCAGCCGTTACAGAACAACGGAGCCGTTTACCGAAACTACGAGTGGGCAGGCTCTTGTGCTCTCTGTTATTGAGAACGTGGATCAAATCTACTCTCTTGATATTTCGGAAGCTCAGGCGGTAGATACCTCAGCTGAAACTTCTGACAGTACGGATGTGAAAATCACTATTTGGGGAAATACTTACAAGAAGCCGGAGTTTGTCAAGGAATTCAATAAAATAACAGGCGAAAATCTAGCTTCAACTATTGCAGATGACAAGCTGATTGCCGCCGTGAACAGGCTGAATGACTTTGACGAAGCGAAATTGAAATCCGCAGTTGAATCTCATAAATCAGAATAAGCCATGAAGACAATACAGCAAGCTCTCGTAGACGAAATACACTATCCGATTTCTATCGGTTTTGTAGAGAATGTGATGATTAAACGTAATCTCAATGGTGATGATGAGTTTGGTTATGATATAGATCATTCTAACGAATACCAGGGAGCTTTAGCTGATTGTCTTTGGTCTTTGGTCCAGGCTATCAATTTCTCTGAAGCAGACAAGTCCTTCGGGGCTTTATCTGATAAAGATAAAGAACGGATACTTTTACGTGTTAACTCCATTTACAAGACTATTGGTGAACCTTTAGTAGAACTGGAGGCAAAACCAACGGTATATGTAGGTGATTGTTTGTTGTAGTATGGCTGTTTTGAGTAGAAATCCACATCGTTTGCAATACCTTGTATCTGCTTCAGGATACGAGGATGAAAACGGAGATTACCATTCGGGTGAAGAACATTGGGAAGGTGAAATTCCCTGTGATGCTGTTCCTGCCGGTGAATCGGATGAAAGGGAATTTGAAGATGGCATAATACGTAAATACTCTTATGAGGTTTGTAATATACCAGCAAACTGCCGTGCTTTTACAATAGGAGATAGAGTCAAGATAAGTCTGCTCGGAGGAATAGAAAGAGAATTTGAAGTGAAAGGTTTTCATCGTTACCAGCTTCAGTGCAAAATTTGGGTTTAGGATATGGGTATAAGAATGGCTACCAAACTTGATGAAATTCATAATACACTTATGAGGGAGGCACAACGGGTTGAAAGGCTAACAATACGCGCTTTGTCGTATCTTGGAGAACAATGTGTTATCAGGGTACGTGATAGAGGTGGTGATAAAAGTTGGTATGATCAGTCTGGTAATTTGCGTAGCTCAGTTGGCTATGTAATAGCCCATAATGGCAGTATTATCCAATACTCAGACTTTAATCAGGTGAAGCAGGGTTCACAAGGTGTAAAAGTCGGCAAAGACTTAGCAGAAGAACTGGCTAGAAGATATTCCAATGACTATGCTCTTGTTATTGTTGCCGGAATGAATTATGCTGAATATGTGGAAGCGATGGATAACAAGGATGTGCTTGCGTCAACGGAGCTATGGGCAATAGACCAAGTACCCAAGATGCTTGAAAAATTAAAGATACAGATTGCTAAATGATGAAATCGGACATTGAAATATCAAAATTTGTATATCACAAGATTAAAGGATCAATCCTTGAAAGAAGTGTAACCGGGAAATTGAGTGATAGGGGTAGACCAGATAAATCGGACAAGGAGGATATTGTCATATCTGTACTTGCCAATGAGGGATGCGGTCAGATCCAGCGAGCTTATGTGAATGTCAATGTTTATGTTAGGGACCAATGGAATTCTAGAACAAAAGCATGGGAAAAGCATACACTCCGTATAGGGGAATTGTGTGACTTGTGTAAGTTTCTCTTTTATATACGTAAAGAAGAGTTTCATACAGTTCCTAAAGAATGTAGTCAAAAAGTCATGTCTACCGGTGTTTCTTTTGAGGATGGACACACGGAACATTTCATCAACAACAAGCTGTATATTGAGATAAATAACGAATAAGTATTAACTATATTAAGCAATATAGAACTATGGCAGTAATTGGATGGGGTAAGCCCCGTATTTTTATTAAAGACCTTGATGCAGTATCACCTGCATGGGAAGAATTGCCTACTCCGGTAGAGGATTCCACACAGTTGACAACGACAAAAGGTGACAAGAAAGAAGCAAAGATTGAAGGAGGAGAGAACGAGGATGTAAAGTATGGAAAAAACACCTATGCTCTTACTTTCAATATTCGTGCTGCAAAAGGGCGTAAGCGTCCTATAAGTGATAGTGATGGAGTGGTAGCACATAATTATGCTGTTGCTTTACAGCCTGAAGATCCTGATGTTCAGGGATTCTGTATGGAAAAAACTACCGTTTCTGTTGAGGATTCATTTACAGCGGCAGATGGTGGTATTTGGGCGTATACCTTTGATGCTTTGAAGCCGGGTTCGGACAAAAAACAGATTCAATGGGGTAAGATTATAACAACGCCTACTTCTGGTAAGCCGACTAAGGTTGAATGTGACCCAGAAGATGAATCTGGAGATGGAGATAAATTTGAAGTTGCTCCTAATCCTAGTTAGGTGGATAGTTTTTCAGGATGATAGCCTGCCGTGGGGGCTTTATACCCACGTGTATTGCGGAAATGGTGTAATGGATGCACGTATGTCTACCAGGCATTAGGTTACAGTTCGAATCTGTGTTTCCGCTCGATTTTGAAAATTTGGTTTGTTATTCATATGTCTTTTCATGCCGGTTGTCTGTGAAGATATCCGGCATTAATTAAAAAAACAAGAACCGTTATGTTAGAAGATGGGAAACTTATAGACATGGACATTGCGGATACTATAATTGAACGTCCACATGGTTTTAAAGTAAATCAACGTCAGTTTTATCTATATCCGGTTACTCTTGGAAAAACATACCTAATATCAAGGCTTGTGGAGTGTCTTGGCATAAATCTGGAAATTATCAAGGCTAATCCGTATATGGAAGCGTTGAGAATATGTCAGGAAAAAAAAGAAAGCGTGTGCCGTATTTTGTCCTATCATACCATCAATAAGAAAGAAGAATTGTTTGATTATGATTTTGTACAAGAAAGATGTAATTTCTTCTATAAAGAAATAGATAATGACAGTATGGCACAACTATTGGTTATGGTATTGTCAGAAGGAGACATATCAGCATATATAAAACACCTTGGAATAGATAAGGAAAAAGAATGGCAAGCAAAAGCCATGAGAGCCAAGAAGGATAATAATTCTCTTACATTTGGCGGCAAAAGCATATATGGCACATTGATAGATACAGCTTGTCAACGGTACGGATGGACTTTTGAATATGTTGTTTGGGGTATTAGCTATGCCAATTTACAATTGCTCCTTGCCGATTCCGTAACGTCCATATATTTGTCTGACGAGGAACGTAAGCGAGTTAACATACCTCAAGACCGTGATATCATCAATGCCGATGACCCTGCAAATATGGCAAAAATCAAAGCCATGAAATGGGATTAAATACGACAAATAGAACAGTGCGATAAATAAAAGGCAAAAAAATCACGAGGGTTATACAAAAACTCTCGCGATTTATCGGTGAAATAGGATAATCAGAAAATGACTATTCTACTATTACTACGGTATTGTTTGCTACTGATGCATCAAACTCATAACCGATTTTCATCTCAGCCTTGGAACCACAAGGCAGAGGGATACAGGTGCAGCAGAATATTACAACAGATAAAGGAGTCCTGTTTTTTCCTGTTATATATACTTCAGATGATGAGAAGTTCACATTATCACCAGATGGCAAAGTTAAATAGCGCATCCTGATTCCTAATCTTCCCTTGGTTCCAAACCATGCAGATCTTTTCGCCTCATACACTACCCCCTTGGCTATAGTTCCGGCCGGTATGGCTACAACCTTGTCTATGATAACATCTCTGGAAACTTTAAAATCAATATTCTGCCCCTCATGTGCTTTGGAGGCTCTGACATTACTTATGGATTCCAAAGGAACAATTGTACCAGCTTTAATGATAACTTCTTTTTTTTCTTGAGCAAAAGCTGTTATTGAATAAAGAAATACGGTCAGTAAAAATAAAACTTTCTTCTTCATAATGTAAATACTAATGTTAATTTTAATGTTCACAACTTTTTATTGCCATTTTAAGTGCTTCTTCAAGTCTGTCTGCATATTTGAATATATCATCCATGTTGTCAATCTGAATCCATTCACAACTCTTATATTGGTCTGCCGGTATTCCTATTTGCTTTTTTCTTGCTCCAATAGAAACACGGCATATCCAGAACCATTGGCTGTTATCGATATTTACAACGAAGTAACTTTTATAGTCTTTATAGGTTATGCGTGACACATCCACGCTTTTTCTTAAAATGCTTCTTACGATGTTGTAGGCATCTAATTCCTCTTGTGTTGTTACGACACCGGATTCTTTATCCATGTATACAACTCCGTCCGGGAGTTTCTCTTCTGTATCTTCTGTGGAAGTATTTATGGATGTATTGTCTATCGTTTGGAGTGAGTCAGATGTTTGCTCGCTGTTTTTTATAGCTGTATTTAGTCTATCTGAAATAATATCATTAATAACAGATGTGATGGATTTCTTTACGAGTGGTGTAAACATATCTATCACCTTCGATGTGATTTGACCTGAAGTATAGGCTTGACGTGCGAAGAATCGAACAAATTCTGCTGTAGGTGATGCAAATTCGTTATTCAATATTGATTTTATTTCTGTCGTGTATTTCAATTCGTTTGCCGTACTTAGAACATCCTCTTCATTGTAATATGACTTATGGAATTTCTTTAGTTGCTCTATATCCGCATCTGATAAGTCAAGCATGTTCACGATAAGAAAAGGTTTCTCATCCATAATATTGATTTTCTCCAAGTCGGTGTAAAATCTATATTCTATCCCATTGGTAAGCACGCCAAAACGGGCTTTTGACGCTACAAAATATTTTTGTAGTTGGGTGTCATGCAGGTTTAGGTCTTGCTTGCAGTGTTTGCATTCTATAAGAAGTATAGGATTTTCATCCTTCATTATGGCATAATCGATTTTTTCTCCTTTTTTCTTTATTAAGTCACAATCCATTTCAGGCACGACCTCAAAAGGGTTAAAAACATCGTATCCTAAGGCTGCAATCATTGGCATTATAAATGCGTTTTTTGTAGCTTCTTCTGTAGCTATCTTGTCTTTTTGTTTTTTTATATTATCAGATAGCCGTACAACTTGATCCTTAAAATCCATTGCTCTGCTTTTTACGTTGTAATATTTTACAAATATATATTTATATAATAATATAAACAAAATTAAAGATGGGAAAATAAACCGTTGAATATATTTTGTGTGTTTTGTGACTCTAACTATGTCATTTATTGTTATATTTGCAATGCCGTGTGATGTTGCACGGAACTATTTCTATCGAAAAGACCTATGGCTGGAATACATTTTGACATTACAGGTGATAATTCTAATTTCTTACGTAGACTTCGTGAAGTAGAGAATGGTGTAAAAAACACGTCCAAGCAAATAGAGCAAAGCGGTTTAGGTATTGAAGAACTGTTTAACCGTATGACTAGAGCTGCCGCAGCATTCGGAGCTGGTTTTACTGCAAAAGAATTAATTTCAAATATTGCACAAGTCCGAGGAGAATTCCAACAATTGGAAGTTGCATTTAAGACAATGCTTGGCAGTGAGGATAAGGCTAATGCCCTCATGCAGCAATTGGTAAAAACGGCTGCTACCACTCCTTTTGACCTTCAAGGCGTAGCAAATGGAGCTAAACAACTTCTTGCTTATGGAGAAAATGTTGAAAACGTAAATGACGACTTGATACGTCTTGGAAACATAGCCGCCGGCCTTTCTCAGCCACTTGGTGATATTGTGTATTTGTATGGTACTACCATGACGCAAGGACGGTTATATACCGCAGATTTAAATCAGTTTACAGGTCGTGGTATTCCTATGATTCGCGAATTGGCAAAAGTATTCGGAGTAGCAGAAGGAGAAGTAAAAAGTTTAGTTGAAGCAGGGAAAGTGGGATTCCCGGAAGTCCAGAAAGTCATCCAAAACCTTACAAATGAGGGAGGAATGTTCTACAACCTTATGCAAGAACAGTCCAAGACAATCACTGGGCAAATTTCTAATATAGAGGATGCTGTTTCCACCATGTTCAATGAGATAGGGAAAGCCAATGAAGGAATTATAAACGAAGCTCTGTCCGGTGTTTCTTATTTGGTTGAGAATTATGAGAAAGTGGGAAAAGTTCTTGTTGGTCTTGTAGCAACTTATGGCGTATATAAAGTGGCTGTGATGACAGTCACGGCTTTGCAAGCTTTACAAGCTTCAGGTATTGCCGCTCTAACTATTGCCGAACGTGCCCACTACGGATGGCTGGTTTTGCAAACAACGGCACAAAAAGCTTTGAACGCTGTTATGTTTACTAATCCGTATGTGTTATTGGCAACTGCTGTTGTAGGGCTTGGAGCTGCAATGTGGTCGTTATCCGATAATACAACGTCAGCAGAACGTGCTTTAGATTCATATAACAAGAAAATAGAAAAACTCAACACGGACGAGGAAGATCGGAAACGTACTTTGGAAGGTCTTGTTAGCACCATTAATAGCGAGGTGGAAGCCGATGTTACTAAACTCAAAGCTTTAAAAGATATTGAGGAACTATACCCAGCACTCTTTAGGAAATATGTTGATGAGAAAGGTCATATACAGGATTTGATTGGTTTTTGGAAGGCATATAATGAAGAAGTTGTAAAATCCAGAACACAGTCAAAACAGGCTATAGTCGAGTCCTTGGAACAACAGATAAAAAGTGCGGAATGGGCTTATAATTTAGCTAAGAAGGAGAACAACCGTTCCGAAATGAAGGTTCAGGCACAGCGTATCGAAGACCTGAAAAATGAATTGGCAAACGCAAGAAAGGATGTCTTGTCGGAAATCAATGCCCAATTGGAAGTTGAGAACAGACAGGAAACAAAAGAAACTACATATCAGGAAGATTTGGCAAATGCTAAAGCCGAATGGGAAAAAGCGAAAAAAGGGTATGAGTCATTAATCAAAGATCAGACGGCTACATCGAAACAGGTGAAAGAAGCCAAAGATAAGATGGAGGCATCCGAAAAGGCATACAAGGATCTGGGCGGAGTAACTGGAAGCGCACTGACCAGACAGGAAAATCTAGCAAAAAAGCAAAAGGAAAATCAGGAAAAGCTGGACGAACAACTTCTTTCACTTCGCCGTCAGAACCAACAGGATGAAATCAACCTGATGAAAGAAGGCACGGAAAAGAAGTTGGAACAGATTGACTTTGATTATCAAAAACAGCTTGATGCGATAAGAAAACAGGAGGAAGAATGGAGCAAAGCCGGTAATGGCAAGTTGACCGACAAGCAGGCACGGGAAATCTCGGAAGCTTATGCCAATGCCGAAAGCATGAGGGATAAAGATATTACTAATGTAACCAAGGAGCAACTTAAAGCCGAACAACAGGCTTTGAACGATTACTTGAAAGAATATGGCACGTTTCAGCAACAGAAATTGGCTATCGCCCAAGAGTATTCGGAAAAAATAAGGAAAGCGCAGGAAGAAAGCGGTGCTAATAGTGCACAAGTAAAGTTGTTGGAGAAACAACGTGATGTTGCCATACAGAACAAGGAAACGGAAGCCATAAAAGCCAATATAGATTGGGTTACTGTGTTTGGTGAGTTTGGTTCCATGTTTTCCGACATGGTAAAGCCTGCCTTGGACGAAGCAAAAAAATATGTACGGACTGACAAGTTCAAGAACTCCGATCAGGCAAGCCAGAAATCATTGATTGACGCCATCAGCCAGATGGAAAAGTCTTTGGGTGGTACAAGTGGAGTCAACTTCAAGAAACTTGGAGAGGATGTAAAAGCCTATCATACAGCCGAACAAAACCGTATCAATGCCATAGAGATTGAAACAGCCGCTTTGGAAAAACTAAAGAAATCACAGGATGATTACGCCAAAGCACAGAAGAGTGGAACAGAAGAAGAAAAGCAGGTTACAGCGAATGCCCTTGATATAGCACGACAGAATGCTGACATTGCATCCGCCAATGTAAAGACACAGACGGATATCGCCAATCAGGCCCAGCGTAATGTGACTGATACCGCCACCAGACTGAAAGCAAGTATGGAAAATTTGTTGGGAGGCTTGCAGCAGATTTCATCCGGAGGGTTGTATAACGCATATAGTGGAATTATCAAAACCGTGAACGGATTCAAGGACGTCATAGGTAAGACATCGGAATCGCTTCAAGAAGTTCCCATTGTCGGATGGATTTTGTCTATTATTGACGTACTCAAAGACGGATTGAGTGATCTTGTCGGTGGTCTGCTTGATGCTGTTCTAAATGCGGTCAGTGGGATTATCAGTGATGTTTTGTCTGGAGACTTGTTTGTTACAATTGGGAATTCATTGAAAAATGGAATAGGTAATATCCTTAATGCGATTTCTTTCGGTGGTTTTAATTCTTTGTTTGGTATTGGCGGTAATAAAAAAGAGGTCGAGGAAGCTATCAACAGATTGACAGACCGTAACGAAACGTTACAAACTGCCATTGAAGACTTGACTGACGAAATGAAGGCAAGCAAGGGAACGCAGTCTGTTGCCGCATACCGGGATGCTTATAAGTATCAAAAAGAAACTATTGATAATTATAAGCGTATAGCGCAGGAACAAGCACGTTATTCTGGTTCTCATCATAGTTGGAATTATTATTGGGGCGGTTTTTCTCAGGAACAGATAGACCGTCTGAGTGGAAAGATTGGTCGTGATTGGAATGGTGATATCTGGAATCTTACCCCAGAAGAAATGAAAATGCTCCGTGAGACAGTAGATATGTGGGAAACCATTCAGAATACCGGCAAAGGTGGATACGGTGATCGTCTGACTGATAAGTTGAATGACTATATTGATCAAGCTGGTACGTTGGAAGAACTGACGAATGAACTTTACGAGGGTCTGACTGGAATGTCATTTGATTCTATGTATGATAGTTTTGTAGACAATCTTATGGATATGAAATACGATGCGAAGGCAGCATCGGAAGATATATCAGAATACTTTATGCGTGCCATGCTTTCCAATAAGATTGGTGAGTTATACAGTGAAAAGTTGGAGGAATGGTGGAAAAAGTTTGGTGCCAGCATGGAGGATAACGAGCTGACCGAAGAGGAAAGGAAAGCCTTGCAAGATGAATATATGAAGTATGTGGATGAAGCCATGAAACTGCGTGATGAGCTTGCTGCCGCAACCGGATATGACAAGATTTCACAGGAATCCTATTCCCAATCTTCTTCATCAAGAGGGTTTGGCACTGAAATGACACATGAAGATGCAGGAGAACTAAGCGGTAGGTTTACAGCATTGCAGGTTTCAAATGAGGAAATAAAGAGCCAGATGATAAATGTTGTTGTCGGCATAGGATCTTTGGTTTCTATTTCAACGGAGGGCAATGCTACGTTGGGTAACATCTTGAATCAGCATGTGATTACTAACGGTTATTTGGAAGATATCGTAAAATACACAAAGCCTATCCTTGAATTAGGATCGAAATTAGATAAGATAGTAGATAATACTAAAAATATGTAACATGGAAGGAGAATTTTATATAAATGATAAGGATGCTTATACCACATGGGGAATAAGTATGGATACCTCTTCTTTATCGGCGTTAATGACACCACCGCCGATGAAAGAGTTTATAGAAAACAAGTCACGTCTGGAAAACGGCAAGCGAGTTATAACTTCAGATTCCAAGATTGACGAAAGGAATATTACACTTACATTTAATCTTACGGCTAAAAGCGAAGATCTGTTTTTTGTTAGATATAATTCTTTTTGTGAAGAACTCGCCACTGGGGTATTACATATCAGAAGCAAATATCAGCCAAATGTTGTGTATAAGACTATTTATTTGTCATGTAACCAATTTACACAGTTTATGAGGGGAATCGCTAGTTTTTCCTTGAAATTAGTGGAACCTAATCCTGCGGATAGGACAATATGATTTTTTCTTTGAATATAATTGCTATCATGTGATTTATTTGTATATTTGCTACATAACATTGTATGAAGCTATACAATACTCGTATGGGACTAATAGACATTAAAAACATATCAGGAGATATTCGTTTCTCCACAGACTTCAACGTTGGTTCGATAGGTCGTTATTCATTGGGTAAGGAGGATTACATTACTCTTCCTTTTAACGTCCTAACTCCTATTAATTTTAAGATGGGTGATTATGTGGACTTGTCGGGGATATTAGATGAATCCCTAGGTGGTAAATTCGCAAAGATATATGAAGTTGTAGATTTGCCGACACCTACTTATGACCAGTCTACGGGCGGCTATAATTACGAGTTGCGTCTTGATGCTTACTATTGGAAATGGAAAAATAAGAAATTCAAGTACATGCCGGAGGTGGCAGGCCAGGAAGCGTCTTGGAACCTTACTGCCTCATTGGATATGCAATTAGGTGTGTTCCTCCGAAACTTACAAGCTCTTGGTTACAAATACAGGGGTAATGATTTCGATTTTTCTATAGATTCGTCAGTAGAGGATTCAGCTAAGTTGATGTCTTATGAGAATACCAATCTGCTGGATGCTCTTACTAACATGGCAGAAACGTGGAATTGTGAGTGGTGGGTAGAAGATAATATTATCCGATTTGGACGTTGTGAGAATGGAGATGCTGTTAGGATAGAGCTGGGTGTGGAAGCCCAAGAAATGCCGCGCAGTGAAAGCCAGGGAACCTATGCTACACGTGTGTATGCTTTTGGATCAACAAGAAACATTCCTTCCAACTATCGGCCTGTTGATGAAACAGTAGTGGTAAATGGTATTGTTCAAAAGCGGTTGATGTTACCAGAAGGAACACCGTATATTGATGCTTATCGGTATAAGGATGGTAAAAGGGTATATATTGGTGAAGAAGGTTATGATATAGGTACGGAAATGCCGCAGGAGGAAGCTATTGAAGATATTATATTCCTTGATGAAGTCTATCCACGTACTGAATGTGTTGTTGGTACGGTTGGCAGTTATACGTCTACGATAGAAGATGAAGAAACACAAGAAACAGTAACCCAGACATTTTATTATGTAACCGATACTAGTGGGCTTGTCTTTGATGAAAGTTATATTATTGATGGAGAAGAACTTAGGTTGGTATTCCAGTCTGGTTTACTTAATGGTATGGATTTCGGTGTAACATTTCATAAGGCTGGCACAAGTTTAGGAAGCGTAACACTTGAAAGTGATGTCTATGAAATTGTTGCCAATGATAATTATGGAAGGACATTGCCCGATGAAACATTAAAACCTACTACAGGAGATAAATTCATTCTTTACGGCTGGGATAGTACGAAGATAACGGACCTTGGCCTCGTATCAAATGCCGAGCAAGAATTAAGAGACAAAACGGTGGATTGTGTAAAAAAGATGATGGTCGATGATGGTACATACAATACTACCCTTGCATCATCATGGGTAAAAGAAAATATGATCAGCCGGACATTTGACATTGGCCAAAGAATAGAGCTTGTCAATAAATCTTTTTTTGAGACTAGTCGGATATCTAGAGTTATAGGTCTTGAAATAAAGCTTGATTTACCTTACGATGCTCCTGTATATACAATCGGTGAAAGCACAGCATATTCCCGAATTGGGGAGCTTGAAAATAAAGTTGACAATCTTACTTATAAAGGTCAGACGTACACTAGTGGAGGTAGAAAAGGGGTTTATATAATCCGTACAAATGATTCGACTGCTCCTAGCAATAGTAATGTGTTCTCTGCTTTACGCTCATTAGCAATGTTCCTCCGTAAGGATCAAGCGGACGGAACAAATTTCTTATTGAAGTTCGGCAAGTTCATCGACTCCATGATTGCCGGTAAAGGTGCCGGTATCTATCCTGACGGGCGCGGTCAGTTCGAGCGTCTTGAGGTACGCGGCTCCGCAGTGTTCAAGGAAATCATCTATAACCGTCTGAACGCACAGGAAGGCGACACCTCATATTCCGAGAACGGAGTCATTGAGTCCGTGGCTTTAGAGAGCGACGGAACTTATACCCTGAAATTGCGCAAGCGCTGGGA